CAGCACCAGTCTTTCCATTGAAACTAGAAACATAATCTGTAGGCATCGGTCCAGTAGGACCAGTTGGCCCTAGTTGAGTATACATGACCTGATGTGCTGTAAGAATTACTGATGGAATTGCTGGTCTAGTTGGATTTGTTCCTGCTGTGTCTGCTATAAATTCTAAACGAGTATCAGATGTTCGCCACATCAATTCAACATAATCATTAGCATTAACTTGCAACATGTAGTTCCAAGCAGCAATGGTTTTAGCTGCTGCTGCACCACCCGAAACAGTTACAATGCCGTTACTATCTGCAATATCTGTTCCGTTTTTACGGAACCATATATCAATAGTGTCTGTACCAGATCCAGAAACTCTATCAGCCTGTGCAGAAAACTCAATGTTATATACGCCAGGATAACTGAATGTAATTCGTGAATTAGAAACTATACTTACGCCATTAGAATCTGGATCTGTATTGTTATAGGTAATTGGATAAGCACCTGTTGTGCCTGCTGCTTGTTGGTCTTGTGTTGACCAGAAACTACCCCAATATCCTAATGCTCCTCCGGCTCCTGTAGCACCATCAGCACCAGTTGCTCCTGTAGCACCAGTTGCTCCTGTTGCGCCCATAGATCCACCAACAACTGAAATAATTACTGGTCCTGTACCATTATAATTTGCAAAACTTATTCCGCTTCCAGCAGAAATACCATAAATGCTCTTATTGACCCACCCATCACCATTATAAATGTAATGAATGCCACCAAAATCGTAGGTATCACCGCTTGAAGGATTGCTTGGGAAACTAATTGGCATAGGTCATATATTTATGGTTGTTAACTGATCCAAACTTGAGATCCATTTTTAGTTACTGAAGTATAAATTATTCCATCATCTGTGTTGTACCATCTATCTCCAGGATTGGGAGTTCCGGGTGCAGTGTCTCCCTCGTAAAAACGAGTAGCATAAGAACCATCAGAATATTTTAAACCAGCTGGTATACTTAAATCTGATGTGCTTGGATCTAAATTGAATCCTGTTACTCTTTTTAAATCTGCACCAGAACTATCTGCTAATTGAACATCACCGTCACTACCTTTAGTAGTAATAGAAGATCCAGTCGTAGCATCAACTCTTACATTTGACCCGGATCGCGTAACAGTAAGATTATTGCCGAAGTCAATAAAAGCGACACCAGTACGAAGTACAACGCTACCATTTCTTTTTACTCCTAAACCGCTACCACCGCTATTGTGTAGCGGATCGATTGTCATTGGATTAACTGGTATTGCGGCTAGTTTATCATTGACAAATTTTATGTCAAAAGAAAGTTCTTTTTTCTTTTCATCATATTTTAATGGATAGACTGCATTTGCTATTCCATCTGAACCAGAAGGGCCTTGATCCCCTTTAGGGCCTTGTAATCCCTGCGGTCCTATTGGTCCCTGTTCGCCTTGTGGTCCTTGTGGTCCTATTGGGCCTTGTTTCCCCTGCTGTCCTTGTGGACCAATTGGACCAGCAGGACCTATTTCCCCCTGATCTCCTTTGGAGCCTATATCTCCCTTTGGACCTTGTAGACCCTGCTTTCCTTGTTTGCCTTCTTTTCCTTCTTTACCTTGTGGTCCTATTGGGCCTTGTTCCCCTTGCGGTCCTTCTAATCCTTGTTGTCCCTGTTCTCCTTTTGGGCCTTGGGGTCCTATTGGACCTCTCTCTCCCTGTGGACCTCTCTGACCATCTTTACCAGCTGGTCCAGCTTCTCCTTGAGGACCCTGCTTACCATCTATACCATTTCTACCTGGCTCTCCCTGTTCTCCTTTTTCGCCGCGCATTCCCTGAACACCAGGCAATCCCTGTGGGCCTTGGGGACCAGCGATTGACTCTATTAAAGTAGTCTGCTTAGGAGGAGTTTTTACTTCTTTTCTTATTAGTTTATTTTTTTGTTCAAAAATTGGTTGAAAATATTCGTTTAAATTCGAATTATCAACTTTGAAACAAATTACATCACCAGATTCTTCTTTTACAAATAAAGAATTTGTTCCAGAACCAATATTATAAGATGATGAATACCATTGAGGAGATACACATTCAAATATGGTATCTTTCTTTAAATTGGCTATGTTCCTTTTGAGAACAATTTTTTGTCCGATTTGGAAGTTCATTATCGATAATAAATTTCAGTATTGGTGGTTTTCTTTATCTTAATTTTATTCACTATACCTTTATTGGTCAGTGTTTTTGAAAGTATAGTTGCTGTCTTATTAAATTCTTTAACCTTTACTTTCATATCAAACCACCATCTTCATTCAAAATCTCAAATCTTCCTCTCAGAAGCATATCTGAGAAGGTACTTCCTTTATTCAATTCAACTGTATAAAAATGTCTTCCTGCTGGAAGATAGCCCATTATATTTGATGTAAATTCAAAATAAATTCCACCGTTTAAAGTTGCCAAATTTTCATCTTTATTGATTCTGACGAAGCTTATTCCAGAATCATGTGAAAGTCCAGTTAATCCAGTTATTAAATATGTTACACCAACAAAATCAGATTGGAAGACTAAATTTTGTGAAGTTGGAACACTTTTAAAGATCTTGAAATCTATATTTTGAAATGTTGCAGAAATGGCTGCATCATTTGCGTCAAAATAAGTTAAAAGTAAATTAAAATTATTACCTTTTATCGCTTCAAGATCTTTTTGTGGTGTCATTTGTATGCCTTATGCTTCTTTTTATTTATCTTCTTTAGCTCCTTTTGTTTTTGCTTTTCAACCATTTCTTGAACTCCTCGCTCATTCTGAATCTTAGCAACAATCTGCTTATAAGATTCAAAATTATGATTGATTCTTGCTCTTTCGCTCTCTGGGAATTTGTTTTCACAAATCAATTTGTGACATGCTTGTAGTCCTAGATGGAACTTACCGACAGAATGCGCCACAGCACCAAGCTCATCCAAATTGCCCCAAGAATATGGAATTTCTTCTATGAAAAGGGTATCTTCAATTGGTCTTGGTATTTCAAGAGCCATACGAGCATAATTATATGCTGCTCTTGGTCTTCCATGCATTCTATGTAATCTAGCCAATTGATATAATGGCTCTGCTCTTGTTGGTCTTGCTTCGTAAGACTTCATGAACATATCATATATTTCTGGCCAAGGATGTGCCAAGAAAGTCTTGCAGATAGCCATTCGATATACAGAGAAGAAAACTTCTTCTTCCCAACCACCCAAAGTAGATCTCTTTTCGTATGCTGCTAATGCCTTTTCCCACTGATGGGAATCGAAATAGCTTTGAGCAAGATAGAAGTGATATCTTACATTCGTTGGATCGTCTTGAATAGCCTTTTCAAGAAGTTCTGCATCTCTGGCGTATTTTTCTTTTGGATCAATACCAATGTTTCTAGCACCTTCAGTACGAGCTTCGATTGAGTACTTTCCAAAAATTTTATCTATCTTATAAGGCTTTGGTTCTGAATCTGGGTATTCATGAAGAACCCCAATATAGTGCCAGTCTCTATTGTTCTTGAAAATTTGTGTTCTCCACCAAGTAAATTCTCCTCTGGCGAACTGTAGAGTATATGCATCTGCTGTTGGGTTTTGTGGGAACTCAAATTGACCGTTTACGCTATCGTCAGCATCAATGACCCAAGCATAGTCTGCCTTGCCCTTGGCGTTCTGGAATGCCTCTGTACGAGAACCTATCTTGCCTGCGTGATCACCGAATCCCTTCCAGTCAGACTGGTAAATTTCTCCGGGGATGTTCTTCTCCTCAAAAAACTTACGAATCATGTCCTGAGTTCCATCAGTAGAACCAGTATCAGTGATGTCGTAACGGTCTATGTACTTGTAGATTGATTCAAGGCAACGAAGAATGACATGGGTTTCATTCTTCACGATCATGCATAGTGTAATTGTAGGTTTCATGCTGTATTTATACCAATTTTTTTAGTTCGTTGTAAGTTTCTCGTATTCCTTGTTCAAGACCAATTGTCTTTATTGGAAGGTCAGAATCTTCACAATAAAAATCTAACCCCTTTTCATTTATGACTATTGGTACTTTATAATCAGAAAGATTATTGATCATATTTGCAATGTCGAATAATGTAAATTTATTCTCGTAAGAACAATTTACTTCTTTACTAATATTATCGTTTTGTATATAAAAATCAACTAAAGATATCAGATCTTTCATATAGAAAAAATCCATAATTTTATCTTTATGGATTATTATTTGTTCTTTTTTCATATATCTGATTATATTTGATTTTATGAATCTAGTATCAAGTTCATTTTCATCAAATACTGCAAATATTCTTAAGTTATACCAACCATCAGTATTTTTTACTATGTCGCGTATATCTCTTTTGCTATCTCCATATGGAGTATCATGAAATATTTCAGCACCTGAACCAAAAGATATTAACTTTTTAAACTTATGTCTATTTGAATGAAGATTATTGATCATCTTCATATTATTTTCATAAATTAAATTATTTTCTTCTTTTAATCGGCTTCCACCAGTTGTAGCTGTATGGATTACAACATCGTAAAATTTTTCATTAAACCATTCACAAGTAGAATTGTAATCAGATAAATCAAAATAATTTCTTGATATACAATTAATGTTATATTTTTGCTGTAAAATGTTATTTAAAGATTTAGCTATATAACCATTTCCACCAGTAATTAATATATTCATAATTTATTAATAAATTTTAAATTTTTATTAAATATTAATTAAAATATATTATCGCTTAATATCGGATGGATTTGCTGTGATTGGAGTTACACAGTGATTTGGTTTTGCGTTATTTTCTACTCTATCTTGCTCATACTTCCACTTATCATCGCCCAATAATTTCTCAAGCTCTTCTTCCTTAATTTCATAAAAATTATCTGGACCAGGAAATATACCAGATCTAACTTCATCAACATATTGTACAAGAGCTTCTTGAATTATTTTTCCTGCCTCGCAATAACGCTTTACAAATTTTGATTTGAATTCCCAAAATAGACCAGTTAAATCATGGAAGATTACTAGCTGTCCATCAACTTCATTTCCGCCCCCGATTCCATATACAGGAATCTTTAATTCCCTAGCAATCATTCCTGCTGGTTCTTTTGGCATTGCTTCCAATAATAGTGCAGAACATCCTGCTTCCTGAAGTTTTAGTGCTTGATTTAAAATTACTTCTGCTTGATCTGCGGTCTTTCCTTGAACTCTGTATCCGCCTAGCTTTGCTCTTGTATGTGGTGTCAATCCAAGATGACTCATTACCATAATTCCAGAATCAACAATAGCCTTTACTCGGTCTATCATTGCTCCCTCTACCTTTACCATATCGCAACCAGCGACTATAAAACGGCCTGCATTTTCAATTGCAACTTGATTGGATGGCTGATATGACATATAAGGCATATCTCCAATCAAAAATGCATTTTGATTTCCCTTACTTACTGCTTCACAGCTTCTAATCATATCATCCATTGTTACTGGAATGGTTGTTTTATAGCCAAGTGTGGTCATTCCAAGAGAATCACCAATCAACACGCAATCTACTCCAGCTCTATCTGCAAGAATTGCTTGTGGATAATCATAAGCGGTAACTAGTACCGTTTTAATACCTTTAGCCTTATTTGTTGTTAGTGTAAGAATTGTTTTCTTTGTTTTGCTATCTGCTGCCATAACGAATCTCCTTATAAGGGGTTAATTATCATTTCCTGTTTAAATTCTTCATCGTCTAAAAATGGGTACATATTTTCTAGTGGTTGAGAAACCAATTTGCCATCGCTATTTATCTTCGCAGAAGAAGAAGGCGACATGTTTTGTGAAAACGGACAAATTACTTCTATTAGTGCAAATCCATTTGTATTTAATATTTCTGGAAGTCGCTCATTAATATCTTCTTGTGTTTCCAATTTATGGTAGGGCATATCATATGCATATGCTATTTTTGAAATTTCTGGGAATGAAAGGCCGGACTTTTTATCAGTTCCAAAGTAACGACTTTCAAAAAATTTATCCATAGTATTTCTAATAGACAAATATCCTCCATTGTTTAAAACAAATATTTTTACGGGTAATCCATAATTAACTACAGTTTGCAATTCTTGAATATTCATCTGAAAAGATCCATCACCTGTAATTGCAATAATTTGTTTTCTATTTGATGCTATTGCAGCACCAATTGATGCTGGAATAGAAAAACCCATATCTGCTTGTGCGCCTGATGTTATATACTTTTGATCATCTCGTATCTTTAGTGCTTGTGATGTTGCATAATATGCAGAACCAGCATCACTTATCACAATTGAATCTGGGCTGTTATATTCTGATAACTTTTCTATTAAATAGTAAATATTAATTCCGTCTTTTGTGTCCGTATATTCATCGACAAAAACTGGCCATTTATTTCTCCATCCTATACACTTATTTATCCAAGACTGATCTGTTTTATATTCTATATCATGCGTTTCATTGAAAAAATATTTTAGATCAGTGTTTATTTCCGCATCAATTCTTATAGTATTTTTTTTGTGTTCATTCTTATCAATATCAACAACTAATACCTTGGCTTCTCTTGCAAAAGTTTCGTATCTAAATCCAGTGACGGAAACACTCAAACTGCTTCCAAGTGAAATAACTAAATCACTATTCTGTACAGCAAAGTTTCCAGCTCTATCCCCTTTTGTTCCAAGTCTTCCAACATATAGAGGATGATTAGAAGGTAAAAAATCTATTCCAAGATAAGTAAATGCTACAGGTAAATTATATTTTTCAATAAATTGAATAAATTCTTTTCTGGTTCCTGATAGGTGAATGCCATATCCGGCTATAACAATAGGTCGTTTTGCATTTTTTAGATATTCTTCAAAAATAGAACAATCTACCTTATTATTTTCTTCATTTTTTTCAAAATGTATTAATTCATTCTCATCAATATAACTGCCTTGTACATCCATAGGAATGTCAATCCAAACAGGTCCAGGTCTGCCCGATTCGCATATATGAAATGCTTTTTCTAAATGAAAAGCAATCATCTTTGGATCTGTTACCATTACTGCGTACTTTGTAATTGGTTTTACGATATCAACAATATTTGCTTCTTGTACGCCGAATTTTCTCAATGGAATATTTAATCCATGAGTATTTTCTTTTCTATTCACATTTCCAGATATAAAAACAACCTTGTTACTATCTTGCCACGCATCAAGTAATCCAGTAATCGTATTTGTTCCGCCGCATCCTGTAGTAGGCATTACTACTGATATTTCATTTGTGACCTTTGAATATCCAACAGCTCCCATAGCACATGCTTGTTCATGATGATTAAAAATTCCTTTTATGGTTTTACTTTTTGCTATTCCATCATTCAAAAACATAGCACCGCCACCTGTCACCATAAAAACATGTCGGATTCCTTTTCTTTCTAAAAAAGAGGCAATATAATCTGAAACTCTTACCATATAAATTTATCTCTATAATAATTAACAATTTTTGGAAGTTCACTATCAAATTGTTTAATAGGAATCCAACCCAAAGAGCGAAGCTTAGAATCGTCTAATGCGTATCTTACATCTTGTCCTGGTCTATTGCAAGAAAAATCAATATACTTTTCCATATCAAAAATATCAAGATTACTTGCTTTAAGAATCTTTTTCACTGTTTCAATATTTGTCTGCTCAAATCCACCACAAATATTGTATATCTCATTTTTGACACCAGCTTCAATTATTGTTATTATTCCCATAGCAGTATCTTCTGCATGTAACCAATTTCTAATTGGAGTGCCATTATTGTGTAGTGGTATCTTTCTGCCCAATTTTAAATACTTGCATGTCTTTGGTATAAGTTTTTCGACATATTGTCCGATTCCATAATTATTGGTTGGGCGAACAATTACATATGGAATACCATATGTTCTATTCCAGGCCATAATCAACATATCTGCGGCGGCTTTAGTAGCGGAATATGGATTCGATGGTTTTAAAATATCGGTTTCTTTGTGGCAATCCTCAATAATATCACCATAAACTTCATCTGTACTGAAATGAAGGAAAATAGGCATTTTACCATTTTCTTGTCTATAGTTTCGTATGAGTTTTAGTAAATTATGAACTCCATCAATATTAGATTTAACAAAATCATCACTATTTGCTATAGAATTTCCAACATGTGTTTCGGCGGCTGCATTAATAATATAATCACAGTCATAAAGAAATGTTAAATCATTAATATCACAATGAACAAAAGAAAAATTAGGATATTTCTTGAATTCTTCAAGTAAATTTTTATTGGCCGCATATGTCATCTTATCTACACCTTTGACATACCATCCTTTTTCAAGGCATAGGCGGGTGATGTATGAACCAATAAAACCTAAACAACCAGTTACATATACTATTTTACTCATAATTGAATTGTGTCCAATAATTTACATTTTTCTTGAAATTGTTGATAAAAACCATCGTGAACTGCAACGCTCTCTGGATTTCCTCTGCCGTGGAAACCAAAGCAATTATTTAAATTGTATTCACACTCTGGTATTCTTGACTCTAAGGAGAATTTCATAGCTACTTCTACTGGAGCATACTTACAATTATTTGCAATAAAATAATCATAGTACATATTTGTTAATTCTCCATCGTCACAATATCCTAAAAATTTTAAATTTTTTGTGAGATGAATAAATTTATTACTTTTTAGAACAAATCCACCATTTCCAACTCTATTTCTTCTTCCTTCCCATTTCCAGGGAGCACCAATATAATCATAATTGAAGAATTCATTTTTCCATAAATGAGGATTTATCACAAATCCATCATCATGAATTCCAATATAATAGTCTGTCTTAATTATATCGGCTAAATGGGTATAGGTAAATAAAGATGATTCTTTATGCGTTGAATATTTAGTTTCTATGAATGTTATATCACTGGGTAATTTTTCTGGTTTTTGATTGCTGACTAATATAAGCTCGGCAAAATCAATATCTTTTGCACTATACAAAAGTGCTTTTATGCTTTGAGTTGGATTAACGCAATTATAAGATAAAAGAGTTATGTTTTTAAGATTTATCTTACTCATAAATATTCTTGAAAAATTTTATTCATAATATTGATTCGATTAACATTGCTCATACCAGTTAAATGAATTAAAAAATAATCTTTATTCCACGGATTTACAACATTAGGTCTATTTCTAGACCAGCCAACTTGATCAGATGGTTCTAAAAGAGGTATTGCAAGTTTATTATCTAAAGCAGAATTTAAATATCTGTGATGAATCATCTTCATTAACAATTTTAACTGTGTGCTATAGAACAGAAAATTTATGGTATCTTGTTCATGTTGGAAATTCTTAGAAGCGGCTAAAAATGCTTCTTTAAAATATTTTAAGTTTTCTGTTTTTTTAATTATAAAATTACCAGTATTAAAAGTACTATTGTTATTCCAGTCTGGGGATGCATAAAAAACATGCTGATCAGTTAATTCAAAATCTTCAATTTTATATGAATCATTTGTTATTATTGCATCAGCATCTATCCACATAACAATATCATAATGCTCTAAAAAATCAAATACTCTTAATACTCTTAAAAATCCAATATCTGTATCTTTATATCTCCCGGATATATCAGAGCCAAACGATCTCATACAAATAAGATCATAATTATGCTTTTGTGCATATTTTTGTTTAGATTTCATAGAGGCATCTAAAACAGACATTATACCAGTATCTCCTTTTTCTGGAAAAATCTCTGTTGCCCCGGTAACTATTAAAATTCTTTTTTTGTACATTTTATCTTGTTTTTTCAAAGACAAAAATTCCACAACCATTCCACCAGCCAGCAGAATCTTCATTTCCGAAGAAACATACTTGCATTGCTGGATATAATTGCAAATCTCTTATTGCTCTAAATGTACCTTGCTGAACTTTTGGCCAACACCAATCATCAACCATATAAATAAAGCTATCCGCCATTCCATTATAGTAATGAGTCAATGCTTTATAGTGATCAAGTTCTTCATGATCTCCATCATAAAAATAAGCATCAACATTTTTGATACCTTTTTGTTCTAGATTAATACCAAAACAATCTTCATCTATTAAATTCGGTTCTTGACCCAAATTAGTTTTCCAATTATTTAAAAACTCTTGCTTGGGGGAACCAAATTGTGAAAAATTATCAACAACCCAATATTTTAAATTATTGGTATTTCCTTTTAGAGCAGCAATCGCTGTAGATCCATACCAAACTCCAATTTCAAGATAAGTTTTGATGTCCGGTAATCCGAGTAGTCTATTAGCAAAATGCTTATATTGTGTACCCGAAAATCCTTTTATAGAAAGAATTTCCGGTGTTACTTTTGATGGGATATTGCTATTAAGTGCTACTGTAACTGCGTTTTTTAATTGTTCTGTTCTTGCTTTCATATTATACTCCATTATATCTGAGAAAAAAATGAATCTGCCACTACTTCAATATAATCCAGTTGAACATCAGTTATAACTGGGCTTGTTCCCAAGAAGAAGGTATCCGTCGTAACCTTTCTTGCATTGGGGTAATTATGTATGACTTCAAATTCATTCATCATGCCGGAATAAGCTGGCTGAAGCATAATATTTCCGGCAAAGTATGGCCTGGTTTGAATCTTATTTTCTTCAAAATAATTTACGATATCCTTTCTTCTGAAAGGGGCATCATCGCGGATAGTAATAGCAAAAGCAAACCAGCTAGGATCAGCATATTCCGTCGCCTTTGGTAAAATTAGCATGTCCTCATATTTTGAGAAGATTTTCTGAAGTCTTGCATGATTGTGCTTTCTCTTCTCAATTATTTGCGGAAGCTTCTTTATTTGCGCCAGTCCCATTGCGGCTTGCTGTTCTGTTGGTTTTAGATTATATCCAATCTCGTCATACACATACTTGTGATCAAAGATTTCTTCTGGGAGGGCAGGAAGCCAATTAGAGAACCGCTTCTTGCACGATCCGTTCTTGAGTAGATTAGCCTTCTTACCGACGCAATAGCAGCCTCTACCCCACTCTCTGAAGCTTCTGGTGACTATCTCTTGCTGGTGTGTGTTACACGCCACAAATCCGCCCTCGCCCATAGTAATATGGTGTGCAGGATAGAACGAGCAGCTAGCAAGTTCGCCAAAAGAACCAAGTGGCTTATTCTTGTAAGTTGATCCCAAAGCATCACAGCAATCCTCAAGAAGCACAAGATCGTATTTCTTTACGATTTCCATGAGTCTATCCATATTTGGAGGATTTCCTAGGACATGAGCAAATGTAATGATCTTACAACCATCCTTAGCCTTTTCCTCTACCTGATCTAGGTTTAGATTTAGCGTATCAAGATCAATATCTACAAACACAGGCTCAAAACCAACCTGGAAAATGGGATTGATCGTGGTAGGAAATCCGGCTATTGGAGTAATTACCTTAGTTCCCTTTGGGAAATTGTATAATCTTTTTGATGTCATTGCAGACATCATAATTAAATTTGAACTACTTCCGCTGTTTGTAAGAATACCGTATTCTTTACCCATTAGACGGGGAAATAATTGCTCAAAGCGAATTCCACTTTCTCCTAATGCCAGCCAACCATTTAGTAAAGATTTGGTGGTTTCGACATATTCATCAGCAGTAAAATAGGATCCTGCGTACTGAACCCAGTCCTGTCCAGCCACCCATATCTTACTCTGGTTTTTTTCATTAATATATTCTTCAATAGCTTTTAAAATGTGTTCCATGTTTTAATTAACCACAGCCAATTCTTTTTTTGATTGTATTTCTATATTTCCAATTTTAGTCTTTAACCAATTATTGGATGTATGAGTATACGAATAATTTGAGGTTTTTGCAAGATCAAAATAATTAATTATATCAGAGGGACAATAGCACTCAAAATGTTGAAGTCGTGTTATAATATTATCAACAGGTCCATCATAACCATGAGTTTCTATATGTTCACACAATTTCTTTGCGCCTATTTTTGAAATACAATATGCAGCAAGACCTTCACATATTACGGGTTTAAGATTCGTGATTGCCTTCAAGCGATCATCAAAGGCAGCATTCGGCAAAGAATTTACTAAGCTTTGCTTTGGTTGATAATGAGCTGTTATAGCCTGTAAATATAATAAATCTATTTTGTTATAATCAAATTTTGTTAATCCATGTATATTAAAAGTCTTGGCAGGACGGCAATCGTCTTCGCAAATGAGATAAACATTTTCATCTGATTGAATTAATTTTTTCCATAGTCTATAATGAGCCATTAAAGCTGCCATTTCACCAAATCTAACCCAAGATCTATTAGTACAAGCTAAAATATTTGATATTCTAAGTGGTATCTTTGCATTCTCAAACAAAAAATGAGGTGGATTGGAATGAAATTCAATTTCATTTTCGGAGACTCCCTTTTCAAATTGAAAAGGTATTTCTTGTTTTTGAAAAACTGAAATTATATCATTATGGCGTTCTGTTGCACTGGGCAGAGTAATTATTCTGGCTATCATAATGTAATTGTTTCTTTCAATTGTTTCTTTATAGAATTAAATGATTCTATAATATCATATTTAAATAAGGGAGCATTCTTCATCTTTTGATAAAGATGCTCGTTAGAATCTATGTATTTCACATACTCAAGACATTCTTGCGGACTGCTAAAATTATTGACATAAATGAATGCTTCTGGATTAAAGTCGCTTAGACAATATGAATCTCCCCAGTAAATTGGAATACAGCCAGCTGTTTTGGCCTGGAATAATTTCTCAGTAACATATCCAACCTTCATTGTATTTTCAAATGCCATAGCAAATCTAAATCCACAGATAGCATTATATTTTCTTATTTCGTTTCTATCAGGATCTCCATTTCCAAATGGTATTCCAAATCCATTGGTTTCTTTATAAGACTTTAATAGATTAAAAAATTCAACTCTATTCTTGTGAACAGCAGAAAATGGAGCTACGCAAAATCTATTTTTCTTTGTTTCTGACCACTGATTATAATTAATTTGATCAACTTTGATTACTGGTATTGGATTTTTTTGATTTTGTAAATTATAAAAATTAATATAAAAATACCAAGCTGGAAAACGAATATTTTTTAAATCATATCTAGTAGGATCGAAAGATAAATGGTAGTCCCCATCCTTATACTGCACAGGTTTTGGTTCTGCCATAAAAGTTAATATTTTAGTTTTGGTTCTATCTATTTCCTTTGGTACATAATTTTCAGCTACTAAACATAAATTACAATCTCTTGGATTATTTGTTAATAATAAATCACTACCATATATTTCTTGCAACATTGATAGTAATATATTTTCTTGATAATTAAAGTCTGGCCAAAAATTATTGATACTTAACTTTATCATTATTAATACTTTCAAAGATACAATCGTCAGCTGTATTTAGCTGCAATACTTTATTGAAATTTGTCTCTACGCTTTTTATTTTTGTACGATACAAATCTGGTGAAAGAATACTTAGATCAAATCCTTCGTCTAGGAAAATTATTCCATTACAATCAAAATCTTCGCATATACTTTTATCACCATAATAAATTGGAATAGTTCCAGTAGCAAAACAATCAGTTACTTTTTCTGTATAGTACTTTGGATATTTTGCATTTTCTATGACTATAGAAAACATATAATTTTTAAGACCATCTATCTTATCATTAAGAAATCTATAATCTCTTCCAAAAATATGGTCTTTATAAAAAGGATGTTGAGATAATTTGTCAAATATCTCAAGTCTTAATTTATGCCCGGTTGTTGATTTTTTAAAACTTGTTATATACGAGCAAAGATTTGTTTTATCGTATATTTTTGGTTCTGTTATCCAGGGAACATTAGATGATGGTGGATTATAAGAAAATAATTCTATATCTTTTTCTATTAATCTTCTATCATTAGTAAAAATTTTTTTATAGTATTTTTTTAATCCAGATATATTTGAAGATGCTGCTGAAAGTAGATGTGGTATAATTTCAGAAGATTCTCCAAGCCATCCATATCTTGGACCAGAATAACCATCTTTTATTCTACCAAAAATACTATCGTCAAAATAAACTACTGGTAAATTATCTTTTGGATACTGATTAAAAATCCAATTAAACTTCTTCGGTGGATATTTTAAACAAGATCCACCTGTAAATGCATTTGTTATGATATGTAAGCTACTCACACCAAAACCATATCTTTTCTGTAAATACATTCCCAGTTTTTGGGACTTTGCTTAAACCATTTCTTTGGAGCAACTATTTTCTTGTCTAAATTTTCATTTAACCAAGATCCCCACCAAGAATAGCTACTATTTGAAATAATATTATGATCGCAAAGAGACATCAATCTTAGATCTATCTCATTTGTATTATCCATTATAATATTTGGCAAATGCTTAAAGTTTTTTGAGCACCACTTTTTATCATCTGTAAATATTACAAAGAAAGAATCTTTTCCAACTATTTCAATACCAGTATTAAAATAGCTCATATCAGATAAGACAAATGCATCTTGAATATAAAGATAATCTCCTCTTCGTACATGAATTGATACTAAAGGTTTTCCTACCTTTTCCTTTAAATTTTTAATAAACTTATAACATTTTTTGGTTAATTCTTCTTTAAAAGTAAATATTTTTCTAAGATCAATTTCATATTCTTCCACATATCTTGAATTCTGAAAATACCCGAAAAAATCGGTATTATCTGGTATTGTTTTGGTATCAAGATAATCAAAATTGTTCATTTCAACTGCTTGGTGTTTAGGAGCAAAATCATCAGAATTGCTTCCTTCAAGATTAAAAATAGATGCTATTTCTGGTTTATTTTTAAAATCATAACCTATCTCAAACCCAGTTTTCTTTCCAGCATTATAGAGAAGAGAATATTGGAACATTTGGTTTCCAAGTCTTCCCCATTTGCCCAAATTTTTAAAAGTTAACATTCCTATTCTCCAGTGGTTTATCAGTAAGATACTGCCATTTGTTTAGGCCAGCAGCCTCATCGCTTTGGTAAAAGAATGGCTTATTGGGGGTCAGAACAATAGATTTTTCTTGTAATGAAGCAGTTGCAATATCGATTGGCTTCTTGAATCTATGAACTATAGTTCTACCAAAGTTAAGAACATCGTTTCTATAATCTTCACTGAGATATAAAACTGCATGAAGAGCTAACACTCCACCTATCTTTAGATAATCATTATTATATCGTCTGGTAATGTAATGCCGATTTCCAGTAGAAACTCCAAGATAGATAGCATCGGCTTCATCTGGAAGTTCAATCAGGGGTTGAAAGTCTTCTGAAACTCCAACATCATCTTCAAAAATAATGAACGGTGTTTTTATTTCCTTATTACCTAGAATCTTGAACATAGATTCAGCAACACCAACATAATGCTTTTCTGATTCTGGTGTTCCTAGAGGGGCAGGGCGAACTTCTGCATCCACTCTGTTATGATTCTTGAAGCCTAAACCGTCAAGTAAGGCTTGCATTCTATGTTTATTTTTTGTATTTGAATCTAAATTAATCCAATACGCTGGTATTTCACGAAGATCTATTTTCATTTCTATTTACTCCATCATGATCACGAATTTCTTTATCCATATGAATGTATTCCAATTCAGGGGAATTTATCAAAGTTATCGCTGCAATCGAACTTCTAGTTAACATAGCTGTCTTGCATTTACTCAAACACAAAACTTCAAGTAGGATATTATCTATCAGTCTTTCTTGATGCATTGAATATTGAAAATAATTATATTTTGGCGACCAGCCTTCATGGATAGGAACTTTATTTGTGCTTCTAATTACATGATCAAAATAAAATACTTTATCTTTAAAAATATTTTTTACAATATCAACATATTCCTGCTCGTCGCTCATGACAAATATTTTTGAGTGCTTTGCCTGAGAAAAAGCAGTATCTATTTTTTTGATAATAGATTCAATTGTCAGCTTTTTTCCATGCAAATGCGAATCTGTTCCTCTAATATGAACTCCCAGATATTCTGAAAAGTTAATACTTTTTGTAAATGATTCTATCATTTTAACTATATTATCAGATAATGTAAAATTATTTTTCCATGTTTGATTAAATTTTTGCCTGTATTCTGGCAACATCATTCCATCATAATCTACAATAGATGCCATATTAAAATATTGTTCGGCGGAAGGTGGAATGTTTATTAATTCATCTTTGCCTTCAGTTTGTAGAATGTTATTAATATTATTAAGTGTTTTTGCATCATTAAAAACATAAAACCAAGGAGAATATTTGTTGTAGATATTATAATATCTAAACATTTCATTTTTATCTAAATAAAAATTTACATTATTGGTTTCGCAATAGTTAACTAAACCTATTAGCTGATATAGGGTAGCACAAAAACCATTCCTACATGTTTTTAATGTAATACTTTTTGGTTTATTCATAATTAATAAATTTATTAGAATATTCTAACAAATCTTCAGAATTGGTCAAGATATAATCAAAACGAGATTCTACTTCAGCAAGATTCTGTAATGCAAATTCAGTCATCACAGGATCATCTATGAAGGCTAAAGTTGTCTTAGTCTTATCTTTGCTATAGAGAAATACAGCTTCATCTATACCTCTACCCCAATAGACCTCTACTGGCTTGGTAACATTTCTCTTATTTAAAAACTTGTAAACGACCTCTTTTATGTCGAGGGGCATATAATCTTCATTACAAATATACATTATTTTTTACCGATATGATATTTTTGAATTAAAGTCCAATCCTTCTTTTCCGAATGGGGAAGAATCTTGATCTGATTGATCCCCAACTGTGGTTCTTTGTATTTATCTGGATTTGTGGGATGAATAAGTCCCCATTCGGTAAGAAGTTTCACTATTACATTTCTTCTGCCAAGATCATTCTCATCCATATCGCTCTTCAAGCCATCAAGAACAAACATCTCCTTGAAGTGCATGATTGCGTATCTTCCTCTCTTGTGCAGAATATGACATGATTGATAAAGCTTCTTTTCTTGCTTGGAAGAAACTCCTAATCGAGTTAGTGTTTCCTTTACCTTTAAAAAGTCTTGCTCAGACTTTAGCTTTACTTCTACGCCTAAACCTTGAAAAATATCCTCGTCAACTTCGCTCATAATATCTCCATACAAGGATATTTATTAAATTTTAAATGTTTCTACATGCTTTACGATAGCATCCTTTTGTTCTTGGGTCAAAAGAACCTCATATTCACATGCTTTACGATAGGAGACATCGTAATACTTGATAATAGCCTGAATTACATCGCTCTTATCCTTCTTGGCCCATCCGCTGAACCGCTTTCGCTTACGGACAGCCAATCTATAGTAATCGTACTGCATCCTTTTGTCTAGGAATGGATACTTGTTCATTTCGTTGGCATAGGCCACGGTATCCATGAAATAGGAAAGGGATTTGTTGACTATAAAAGGAACATAATCCCGACCATCTTGGTCCAGAATATCTTCCTTAGTATAGTTGATGGATTCTAGAACCTTTCCTAGATTCATTTGCTGATGCCCTTAAACTCGCAGTTCATCATGATCTCAACCATCATGGCTGTCAGATTGATCTCCTGATCGGCCACAAAAGCAGACTTGTATTGATACTCAGCAATGATGGTAATTGCTTGCGGAATGCTGCTTGGAACTAGCATCTCCTGTAGATTATCGTAAATCTTACGGAAGATATCCGTGCTATTATCCAGGTTCTTCACAATCCATTCACGAACAGACTTGAAGTTTTTTTGAGCCATGAAACCAATTAGCTTGGCAACATCAACATCCTTGACTTCAGAGAGAATTCCAATGTCGATCTTTCCAGACACAGAATACCGCTGAAGTTCATTGATGATTCGCCTGAAGTCTGGGAAATGCTTGATTACAAGTTGTCTAACTGCATTGTCATTGTATTCAATATTTTCAGCAGTTAGAATTTTGCAAGCTCGCTTGTACATTTCAAGACCGAGCGTGGAGTTTTCTCCTGATTGAATATTGAAGTTGATCTCTGTGCAGCGAGAGTGAAGAGGTTCAATGATTCGATACTTCCAGTTACAGGTCATGATGAATCGGCAGTTGGCTGCAAATTCCTCGATGGCCCCGCGCAGAGCAGGCTGAATGCTCTGGGCATTGGAGTAATCGAACTCGTCTAGAATCACTACCTTCTTGGCATCGGTCAATGATACAGTGCTAGCAAAGCCACGAATCTTTGTTCGCAGAGTATCAATATTCCCATCCTCTGAGCAGTTGATGAGAATGTAATCGCACCCAAGATCATTGCATAGGGCCTTGGCAACGGTGGTCTTACCGCATCCGGGCTTACCAACAAACATCATGTTCTGCAATTCACCACCCTTTACCATTTCGCTAAAGGTGGCTTTTAGTTCCTTTGGAAGAACACAATCAGATAGCGTCTGGGGTCGATACTTCTCGACCCACAGGTACTGGTCAGTTGTCATGATTAGCTCCCGCTGTTACTGCTAGATTCTAGGGCGATCCAATAGGTCAGATTTAGATTCTTTGAAGTAAACTTGCTGATAACCTTGCTTCCGATTTGGACATCGTAAGAGCCAGGAATCATCTTGAGGTTTTCCATCTTTAGACGGAACTCAAAATCATCATCAAAATCAGAATCTAGGCAGTCTTCGGTGCTTCCAAGGCTGATTGAGTAGGTGTTTGTGGTGCTGTCCTTGACATCACAGACCTTGGCAAATACCTCCCCGTCCTCAGCGTAGATCGACATATCAGCGACCTGAAGGACTCCAGAAGCCTTCTGAAGCTCGTTCAGCTTCTTGTCCGACAGGCTGAATTCTAGAACCACAGATGGCATCGTAAGGGCTTTTGGTGGGTTGCTGGTGATCAGCTTTGGCTCACAGTAGAAGTACTTGACCGAAGACCCGGTATCGTTCGAAATTTCAAGATACTTATCGTGGAACTCCAGTTCCGGGTTTTCAAATAGCGACAGAATACCGAGGAACTGGGATAGATCCCAGATACCAAATTCCTGGTCAAATGTCTCCTCTACCGTGGCTTCAGCCACAATATTCTTATAAGAAGACATTGTAGCAAGCTTGTTTCCGGGGCGAATCAACAGATTGCTGTTGATCGTTGAGAAGTTCTTCAGGATCTGAAGAGTGGGCTTGCTGAGAGTTAGTTTAGTTGTTGTTTTCATAATATAAAATTCACCTTTCAATCAGGTATTGTCCTGCAAATAGTCGAAAAAGTCAAGGCTCCCGTCACGCAAATCATGCATCAATTTCTTCGTGGCATGACGCAAATCACGAAGTTTTTTCTTTCTAAAGAATCTTGCGAGTTTTCTGGCCCGAATTATTTTCCAAAGTGGATGTTTTTTCATAAGATACCTACCCAAGAATACGAGTTGTTGTCATAGACATATTCATACAACATACCAACGGTTGTATTAAACCATCTCTGACCAACAACTGGCTCGTAGGGGGCGGAAGCTCCAACATGCACTCCTGCGGAGTTGAGAAGCCTCCAGCCCCTTGTTTCGCCGTGTTCGGGAGAAAATCCACTTGTTTCAAAAGATGCAACATAATACTTGCCCTCTTTTTCTACAATGCTCCCGTACTCGTATACCTTGAGTGTACCGTCTGGATTAGCAATCTTAAATTTTCCTTTAAAATTGAGATCCATTAGTTTTGTACCAGTTTGCTAAAATTGTTTTTCTTTTCTAGAGTAACCGTATTCTTGAACTTATCATGTAGTTGATCTGTCTTGTGGCTTATTACAAAGACATTACAACCCTTCTTCAGGCCGTTGAGCAACTTCATAAGTTCATCGGTTCCGATAGAATCCAGCGAAGAATCAAATACTTCGTCAAGGATGAGTAGGTTGCAGTGAAGACTGTTCTTCATTCTTGCAACTTCTCGCCATGCTAGGAGCAGAGAAATGTCGATTCTCATCTTTTCTCCTTCACTGAAACTCAAATATGAAAATTCGTCACGATGCCTACTTTCAATCTTTTCATTAAATTCACCGTCAAGATTGAACTTCACGAAGAATCCCATGTTACTGAGGTTCTTATTCACTAACTTATTTATAATCGGAAGATAGTGATTTATAATCTTTCCCTTGATTCCACTATCTTTCAAGAGATCCACTACAAGTTCGTGATCATTTTGTTGCTTTTCAAGAGAGATCAAAGCAGTTTCTTTTACTTTCTTCTCAATTTTAACAGATTCTAACTGTTCTTTTGTAGAAGCTATCTGATCTTCGTTTACAGAACACTTATCAGCTTCATAGCCAGCCTTTACCTTTTCTAGACTAGCCACTTCTCGTTCAAGTGACTTGACCTCTCTAACAAGCTCTTTAATTCGTTCTTGGACTTCTTTGCTCTTAGTTAAAATATCGTTATGCCAAGCTATTGAATTAATAATCTCTTCTGCATTGGTTCCTAGTTTGGCTAGTTTATTCTTCTTAGCCGAAACAATAGAACATTTATGGGATTCTTCAATGGCTTGCTTACAAGTTGGGCAAGTCTCATTATTATTAAAGAATTCCAGTTCTTCATTTATGGTATTGATATTAACAGTAAGATCGGCCTTCTTCTCTCTCAAAAGAGCCAAATCTTCGTCTGTAATCTTATATTGTTCTAGCTTCTTACCTTCCTGAAGGATTTCTTTGTTTAAAATCTTAATTTTTCGTTTAGATCCATCAATCTCTTCAGTCGCCTCTTTAATTTTATTTTCCAACATTTCAAGGCTCTTCTCCATGTTGGATTGTAAATTTTTGAGATTAGTTTCATAAAGTTTTATCTTTTCGTCTATAACTCTTTGGTCAAGCTTATTAATCTTAATACTCTCCCTTATCTGTGAAAGCTTGCCCTTTAGTATCAAGTTCATTGACGAGAAGACATCAATATCTAGGATAGTTTCGATGACCTGGCGACGATCAGCCGGAGGTAATTCCATGAAAGGAACGAACGAAGATTTACCAAGAATAATGACTTGCATGAAAGTCTTTCTATTCATCTTGAGTATCTGATTCTCAAGCATATCTTGGTAATCTTTAGTCTTGGCTGCTTGCTCTATCATCTCCCCATTCTTATAGATCTCAAAGATCTTTGGAGCAAGGCCGCGCCGAATCATATACTCAGTCTTGTTGATCTCAAACTCTAGTTCGACTAGGCACTTACCTTTATTTACGCTATTTACAAGTTGCGGTATATTGATGTTTCTAAAAGGATTGCCAAAGAGGGCAAATGTAATTGCATCAAGAAACGCAAACGACTTACCGTTTCCGTTTGATCCGCTGACAAGAGTTGTTTGACTTTTCTGGAAATCAATCTCAGAAAAGGTGTTTCCAAATGAGCCGAAATTCTTGAATTTAATCTTTTTAAAGTTAATCATCTATGGTAAGGGATTCTTGATAAAGATCTTTAATGATGTTCTTAATATCGTCCTTGTTCGTGATCTCGGATAGATCATCTATCTCTTTGCAGATCATCGTTATTGTATCCATATTCATATCAATATCAATAGACGAATAATTTATTTCAATTTCTTCGTCTACTACAGTTACATCATATGGTTTGGCTTCATTCAGCTTCGTCATGAACTTTTCGTAAAATACTGGCTTATTTCTTCTCTGGACAATCAGCCGCACATACTTATCTTTGAAACTCGGAAAGTCAAGTTTCTCAAGTTCATCAGATAGAGAATCATCATAAACAATTCTATGAAACAACTCTTCTGTGTTTTGGATAAATTCTAGATCTCTAGTCTTGGTATCAAAGACATGAAATCCTTTTCGTTCGTTGACATCTGTAAATCCCATTTGATACTGAGTACCAAGATATTCGATATTCTTGTGTCTTGATTTTAGGTGGAAATGCCCAGACATAACAGTTTCAAACTTATCGAACATTTCTCTTTGAAGTCCGGTATCATGATATACCCCACGAAGAACTTCAAATCCAACGATCTCAAAGTGGCCTAATAGAATATGAGCTTTTGTGTTCTTTATGAATTCAACACAGGCATCCATATTATCTTCGCACATCCAGGGAACAGCACCAATAGAAACATCTGGGTATATAAGTTCCTTTGGTTCATTTACCACTTCAATATGAAAATACTTTTCAAGAAGTTCTTGTGGAGAATTAGTTTTATTTGTATTCCTAAAATAGGTATCGTGGTTGCCGATAATTATTTGCATCGACATACCCATTTTTTCCATAGGTTCAATAACGCGAGTACGGACTTGATTCAGAGTATTAAAATTAACATATTTACGACGATCAAAGAAATCTCCAAGATGGATCACATGATCAATATTATGTTTTACACAATATGGAAAAAACTGTTTTTCAAAGAACTGAATAAAATGTTCTAAAAGAACTGGAGAATCATTCTTTGCGCCAAAATGAGTATCGTTAATTATTGCAATTTTCATTTGCGACTTTTTATTTTCTTTTTCTTCTTTTTAACTTTTGTGTCTTCGAATTTATTTACATCATTTTCTGAAAGACTAAAAATTTCTCTGAAGCTAACTGAACTATCTTTTGCAAAATAATTTTCTTTAAACCATCGATGAAATTTTTCATCGGCATTATCTTCCATTATCTTATACTTGATATAAGACTGCTTCTTTTCTTTTTCTATGCGTCTTAAAAATGCAAAGTATATGATTTGGGTAAAATAAGAAAAGGGATTTTTTGATTTATTTGGATCAAAATTATGAGCATACATTAAGCAATTTTCTACCCCATCACCAACCATCTCTTCTCTATAGGGATAGTTCATAAAATTTGGTCTATAGGAAAGATGCTCTGCTATCTTTAAAAAAGATTCTGCTATGTAATCTGAAATAGGAGGTTTTTTTCTTCCAGATTCCTCAGCTGCATTATATCGTTTTTTCCATTTTATCATCTCAGCCAAAAATTCTTTATTATCTACATAATGCGAATTTTCTTCTTCTTTTATTATTGGCTCTAAATCTGGTTCTATTATGTCATCAGATTCTTCTATTTTTTTCTTTTTTCTCATTGCCAAATAATATCATAATTCCAGAAAAAATCAATTGACAAAATTCGGGTTTCCCAGTAAGCTTCGCTGTGTAGGCGATCAACAAGGGAATTTATAACTAATTAGTTACTCTTTAGTATCTTCAGATATATCATCGATATACTTACGAGGATCATCAGGGAAGTCTTCCAAATTAATTCCCTTTCTTTTCATCTTTTCTTTTTCTTTATCTGTGAGGAATTCCATTTCAGGAATCAAAAGATCTTCTTCCTCATCATCGCGTAAAGAACCAAACATATCAAAATCTAAAAGACCGTTTTCGATCATATCCTGAAATACATCGGGAGGAATCGAAAAGAACATTCCTACATTTGTATTTGTATTCATAAAAGGAAATGGCATTGAAGGTGGCTTTGCCAAAGGATTTTTTGGTTCAATTGTTTGAATATCACCTTCAATAATATCATTGAATAATGAATTTAACATATCCTGCAATCCTTCTGGATTTTCCATTATATCTTTTGTTTTTTCTTCTGTTTGTTTGAGAGATTCTTTATATTTTTCTTCAGTCTTCAAAGACTTTTGATATAAAACAACTGTACTCTCAGATGGCATTAAAACAGAAGCAACATGATCTCTTGGAAGATCAATATGCTCTTGATCTGTAAATTCAAGCCAGTTTCTCAGAAGTGTTATTTCTCTAGTTACTCCAAAAGAATCTGGAGATATATGCGTCTTAATCACCATTGGTCTTAAGATGCTAATAGTAGAATCATTCTCCCCAGATAATAATCCGAGAACTTCTTCACCACTTCTCAGCTTAAACAATCTGCAAGTAGTTTCCATATGACTATTTATCTCCTCAAAGATCTATCGGGACTAAATTAAAAGAAAAAGATTCGCTTTCGTAAATTTTTATTCGTTCAAGAAAATGATTGAATGCATGATTTCGATATTTCTTGTGTCTTAAATCATCAACCAAATCAAAAACCATTACACGATCTTTTGTTTCTGACATTCTCAAACCACGACCAATAGACTGAAGAACACGCACAACAGACTTTGAAGGATGAAGAAATACAATGTTGTGAATGTTCTTGATACTTATGCCAGTACTGCAAGTTCCATAAGATGCAACGAGAATAGAATTTTCTGACTTATCCACAATTTTACGAATCTCTTCTCTATCTTCAGCATCAGTCATTCCAGAAATAAAGTAACACTTTTTATCTGTGCAAGTTTTTTGTATTGATTCGAAGAAGGGAAGACCGTGCTTCTGAACTTGCGAGAATAGAACTAAAGTATTTCCTTTGAGAGAAGCGCAAAGCTTTTCTGCAACTTTATTTCTTCTCTCATGTGATATAATGTAATCTATTTCTTCTTGATATGTTTTTCTTTTCATCGTATCGCATTCTTCTTTTGCGTACTTCAATTGAATGCAATTGATATCAAGATTAGAAAGCACTTTATTATCGATTAGATCTTTTGTGCTTGTAACACGAATCGGTGGGCCAAATAGTCCTTCAAGAACTAGTTTATGTACCTGGATA